CGCACCTGGTAGCGCAGGCCTGCGGCGTCCGTGCCGTAGATCGCGCTCGGGTCCGGGATCGTCGTCGAACCGACGAACACCGTGCCCGCCTGCGCCGTCGCGAGCACGGTGCCGCTGCCACCGGTGCCCGGGAGCGGAGCTTCGCCCCACATCGGCGCGTGATACCCGCGGAGCCATGACGTGCCCGCGCGGTCGATGCGCACCTGATCGGCGAGCCACAGCGCGCGCTGCTGCTCGCCCATCAGCACGACGTCGATCGCGTCGGCCTCGTTGTACCAGCGCCCGCCCGCTGCGGTCGCGGTGGCGATCTCGGTCTCGGTGAACGCCTCGCCCGTGTCGGGGTTCACGAGCTCGCGGAGCGCAGCGCGCCAGCTGGCGAGCGTGAGCTCGCGGTGTTCGCCTCGCGTGAAGAACGAGAACTCGCGGTCAGCGGATGCGACGGTCAAAGGATATCTCCGAGGCTGGAGTCAATGCGCACGCGCTGGATGTCGAACTCGATGTCAGTGCCGTCGTTCGGCTTCTTCCGTCGTCGCTGAGTGCGCATGTTGATGTACTGGAACCAGACGTGTCCCGTGTCTCCGTCCTCGACGACTGCCACCTTCGGGAGCTTGATGTCGCCGCGCTCGATCAGGTCTGCGAACAGGTTCTCGACTGCGTTCGTCACGCGCTTCACGAACGCGTCGTCGACCTTGCGGATCTGCGCGAACTCGTGACCGACGTTCATCACGCTGACGCCCGATGCGCGCTGCGTGCGGAGCCGCGTGATCACGTGCGAATCGACGGGATGAATCCCGCTCAGAATCGACAGCAGTTCACCCGTGCTCGGGTCGATGTTGTCCGCGAGGACCGCGGGAGGCTTCGCTGGCGAGACGAACTCGACAGGCGACGCGAGGCCGGCTGCCGAGACGCCTGCAGGAACGAGGACGATGGGTGCGGGCATATGTGCGATGGAGCTGCGTTCGTGCTAGGTGCATGCACCTGGGCGCTCGGGTGTTCGTTGCGCGTGCCGGATCCCGGGCATTGCCGCAGGATCGCGATCCTGCTAGGTGCATGCACCAAGCAGGACGACGCCTAGTTCAGCGGGCAGGGGATGGTCCGCGGGACCGGAGGAATCGGCGGCGTCAGCGATGGGATCATCACCGTTGCGAGCACCAGCGCGGGCGCTGCGGGTGCCCCAGGAAGCGTCGGAAGCGAGCGCGGCACCGGAGGCGTCGGCGGTATCAGCGAGGGCAGCAGCACGCTCGCCAGCGCGAGCACGGGGGCACCCGGGACGCCCTGCAGGTCGACACCGGCCTTCGGGATCGGTGGAATCGGCGGAGTCAGCGACGGCAGCAGGACGCTTGCGAGCACGAGCGTCGGAGGCTGCGGGAACGCGCAGGACACTAGACGGGCGGCCCCGCGCTGGCCTTCAGCGTCGACGACGGTGTGTTCGCGGGCAGCATCACCGAGAGCGCGGTCGCGATGTCGCCGACGACCATCGAGCCGTTCACCTGCACGTTACCGTTGATGACGATCCCGGTGTCGTTGATCTCGATGTACGCGTTACCGAGTCGGTTTGCGATCACGACCTTCGAGCCGGCGAGCTGGATCATCACGCCGCTGTCATGCATGATGGTCACGTTCGAATTCGCCGTCGTCGTGTCGATGCTGATCGCGCTTGCCTTCGACCCGTCAGCCTTCGGCGCGTACGCGGTGAAGTCGCAGCCGTCGTTCGTCGCGTTCGGCTTCAGCGACACGAAGCCGCCGTAGTACCCGGTCAGGATCGCTTCACCGAGCTTCCCGTTCGTCTGCGCGCTCAGGCGCGGATCGCGCCAGCCCACAGGAAGGAGCCCGTCCTCGGTGCGGACGCAGATCGCCTCCGCTGCTCCGTTCTCGTCGGGCGGCAGCGGGCGCGTGATCACGCCGAGCGCGCCGTAGGCGATCTGTTCGTTCGATGTCTCGCCCTCGATTCCTTCGACGTTGGCGACGAGCACCTTTTTCGTGCCCTTCAGGGACGTGGCGACGACGCGCGCCAGCGAGAACACCCAGTCGAAGCCGCCCATCTATACCTCGAAAATCCCCGGCGCCACGAGCGACAGCATCGTCGTTGCGCCTTCCTGCGACGACCCGGTGCACACGACCCGGTGCACGTAGTACAGCCCCGCCGGCGAGCCGATCGCGTCGATGTCGACGTCGCACGTCGTGTTTACGCCGTACGGGATCGCGCTCGTGCCGTCCCAATACGACCACCCGTCGACCGACAATTCATAGCAGTCTTTGCGCTTCGACCGGTTCGCGCGCTCGCGGTTCGCTCTCGACTGCGCGATCGACGCAGACCGCGAGCCGTCGTCCATGATCAGCACCGGCCGGTGGAACCCAGCGGCCTGCACGTCGCTCCACGCCGCGCTCACCTTTACGCGCTTCCGGTTCTCATAGTCGTCGCCAACGAGCGCGCCGTGCACGTTCACCTCGCTCGGCACGTCGCTCCAGTCCGCGATGCGCTGCCACTCGAGCAGGTTGTTCGCGTGCGACTGCCACCCGCGCTTCGACGCGAACCGGTACAGCGGCAGTTGCTGATCGTCGGGAGCGCCCACGTAGATTTTCCCGTCGGGCGTCTCCCAGTGCATGAGCCCGTAGCGTTTTAGGTGCTTCTCTGCGGCCTCGCGCACGGTCTCGGGCGGGTTCACCTTCGCCTCTTTGGCGGTCATCCGGCGCAGATCGGCCGGCGGAGCCTGGCCGCGCGAGCCGCGCCCGGTCATCAGGTCGCGCTCGACGTCGGCGCGGAACACGAAGTCAGACTCGGTGATGCCGTACGGCTCGTAGAGCTTCAGGAGAAAATCCTTGATCGTGCTCCTCTCGACGCGGACTCGAGGGTCGGCGCTCGCGTAGTACGCGTCCGCCATGATGCCGCGGATCGTGATCTGCGTCGTGCTCCCGTTCGCTGCGCTGCCCGTCGTGTTCGGGATGTACACGCGGCCGGTCATGCGCAGCCGGTCGTTCAGGTACACGCGGAACTCGCTGCCGTGATCGATGACGCCCGCGAGCTCCGCGTACGAGCGGTCGTCGCCGACGTCCATCACGCACTGCGCGGGCGCCCCGATCTCGTTCGTGATCTCGATCGAGTTGAACCGGTCGAACGTGCCGAACTCGGACTCGACGGTAATCCGGTCAACCGGCCTAGGCACGCTCGAACACCTTCACCGTCGCGCGCGCAGGGATCGCGAGCGGGTCGCCAAGGTTCGGGTTCGCGGACATCAGCGCCATCGGGTCCTGACCGAGCTCCGCCGCGATGTCGAAAATCGACCGTTGCGACGGGACGACGTACGGCACGAGGCGAGGCAGCGCGCTCTGCTTCTCGTCGACGACGCGAGCCGCCTTGTCACGGAGCTCGACGAGCCCGCGCACCGCGCGCGCGCCGGGAGGCATCGCCAGGAGCTCGCCGACCTGCGTACGGCGCGACGCGTGGATGTCCTCGAGGCGTCCGCACAGCGCGACCACGCTGTCAGCCTGCGCCTGGAGATCGCCGAAGTACTCGAAGGGCGAGTTGATCAGCGTCTCGATCTGCGATGCGAGCTCTGAGATCCCAGCGCTCGAGTCGGACAGCGAGACGCCGTTCTGCTCCGCACTGAACGTCGTGATCTCCGCGAGCCGGCGAGACACCGAACGCGCAGACGGCGCGGTAAACGAACTCGACGTGAGGTTGTCCTCGTTGTCCTCGATGAACGTCAGCGTGACGATGCCGGTGTCGATCTCCTCGAACGTTTCCTTGCGATCGTACGACTCCGCGCGGCAGCGTTTCCGGCCCACGGTGGGCAGCGTGAGCGTGCCTGTCTCGTGGACGTCGAACGACTTCACGAGGAAGTTCAGGACGTCCGGGTACAGGTCAGCGACCGGGATCCCCTCCTCGGTGTTTCCGTTGAAGAAATCGACCTCGAGCGTCCACGTTTTCTCGACGCTGCCCGTGTCGTCGAGCTTCGCGCCGTTGCGGTTCTGCCGGTTGCGCCGGACGAGGCGGTTACCGCCGCGCTCGGAGATCGACTTGACCGGGATCGGCACCTTGTAGCCAGGAACCTCCCACGTGCACAGCGGGTATTGCTCGAAGATGGTGTCGGCCATGGCTGTTGGTCAGGAATCGGTCACCCGCCGCGCGTCGCGTATCCCGGCGCCGTCGGCGCGCCGCCGCTGGGCGCGTTTCCCGCCGGCTGCTTCAGGTCGTTAGCGTTCACGATGCGAGCCTGCACCACGCCGTCGATGCCCATCTTCCGGGCCGCCTGCGCGCGGCTCGGACCTTCGCTCTCAAGCAACGCTGCGAGCTTCCCGAGCACGCCGCCGCCGTGCTGCGCTTGGCTGTCGAGCACCTCCTGCTCGAGTCGCGACGCCGTGTCGCCCGCGCTCTCCTTCTGGATCTGGAGCAGCGTCGCCTGAGCGCGCAGGTTCCCGAGCTTCTGCGGGTCTTCTTTCTCCAGTTTCGCGATTTGCTCTGGCGACATCCGAAGCGAAGCGAGTTCGCGTCCGGCCTTCGCCTCGCGTCCGCGCGCCTCGCGCGCGGCCTTCGACTTGCCGTACTCCTCGATGGTCTGACCGGACGTGAACATGCCCACGAAGTCCGCGAAGGAGCCGAGCATCTCGCCGGCGAAGATGATCGCGTCGGTGAACCCGCGGATCGCGTCGGGGTTGTTCGAGAACTCGTCGACAAGCCTGCTCAGCGCAGGAGTCACTGACTCGCTCACCTGCGCAACGATTGACTGCCACGCGGCGGTAAGCTTCGCGCTGTTCGTGCTCTGCGCGCGCTCGCTGTCCTGCATGACGTCGGTCCAGGTACCCGCGGCGTTGATTGCGCCGTTGAACTGCTGACGCAGCATCTCGATCGCGGCGGCGCGCTTCTGCGCGTTCGTGCCTTCGGTCTGCGCGAAGGTTGCCTGGTACTTCGCGATCAGTGGGTTGATCGCGCGGATCCCTTGCTCGCCGAAGATCTCCGCAAGCTTCGCGTTCTTCTGCTCCGTGTTCGTGCCGCCGACCTTGCTGATCGCGTCGACTAGGATGTCTGGCACGTCGCGGACCTTGCCTTTGTCGTAGACCTTCACGCCGGCAGCGCGCAGATCGCCGCTCTTCACCTTCAGGTTCGTGAGCAGCGACTCGACCGCGGTCGCAGCCTGCTCGCCGGAGCCCGTGCCGGAACGCGCGATCTGCGTGAGCCCGCCGAGCGTCTTGACGCCCTGCGCGTTTCGCTGGATTCCGAACGCCGAACCCGACGCCGCAAGTCGTTGAAACAGACTCGCCGCATCCTTCAGCTCGAAGCTACCCGCTTTGCCCTGATAGATCAGAGCCGCGAGCACGTCGCGCACTTCCTTCGGATCGGTTACGCCGAACTGCGTGGACACCGACGCGACCGCTTCGGACACGTCACCGATCTCCGCGCCGGAGGCGGTCGCGGCGACGCCGAAGTCGCGCAGCGACGAACGGACCGTGGCGAGGTCGCCTGTCAGCGAGACGAACTTCGCAGCAGCATCTGCAGCGGCTTCGCCGGTGATGCCTTTGACGTCGCGCGCCACATCAAAGAACTCCTTCGTGAGCGCCTTGGGATCGACGTACTCCTGCCCCGCGCCGCGCGCACCGATCGAGATCCGGTTCGCTGCTTCCTGGACGCGGTTCGCTTCGCTCGCAGCCTGCACCGTGGTACCTACGGCGGCGTCAATCGCCTGCTTGCCGTAGTCGGCTGCGAGCTGCCCCGCCGCGATCGTGCCGACGCCGATGCGGCCCTTCGCGCCGCTGAACGCGTCCTTGAAGTAGTTCTTGATCTTCCGCGCGACGACGAGCGCCTTCACGTCCATCGTGTGCAGCGCGGAGAGGAACCCTTCCTTGTTCAGCCGAACGTTCCGCAGCGCGACGAACGCTGCTTTCGTACGGTTTGCGAACCCCGCGACGTCGCGCCCGCTCTTCACGATCCACGTCTTGATCGCGCCGGAGAGCGTCTCCTCAGTTTTCTTCGCAGGAGCCTTGATGGCGTCCGACAGGTTGTTGAGGCCGACCGGTTTTACCCGGACGGTAAGCGTCGTGTCTTTGTCGCTCAAAGGATGTCAGCAATCGTTTCTACGTACTCACCACGAAGAATCTTGCGCAGGTGCGCGAGCCTCAGGCTACCCGACTGGAGTTCATTTGCGATCGCAATGACTGTAGCTGCGTCAGAGAGCTCACAAGCAGGCTCGCCATAGTAATCACGTAGCTGTCGAGCTCTGTGCCAGCGATACCGACTAAAGGGCTGAGGTTCTGCACCTCCGAGACAGCGCGCGCCGACCGAATCACATCGTCCTCCGTGACCACTGTCACGGCCGGATTGACCATCTTGCTGTAGATCTCGAGGTGCCTCCACACGTCGATGAGCGACTCCGAGTCGAAGCCCTCGCCGGGCTTGTCGGAGAGGAGGTACTCCAGCGGCTGAAACTGGTCGTGCGGCGCATCCTTCGAGCGCATCGCGCGCGCAAGTTGTGCCATCGTGTCGAGCTGCTCGAAGAGGTCGGCGTCTTCCTTCGGGTCGAGCTTCTGCTTCGCGAAGATCTCGCGGGCTTCCTTGCGTGCCTTCATCTTCTCGATGTCGCGCAGCACGCGCACGCGGATCTCGATCTCCTCGAACGACCCGTCCGATCGGATGCGCTTGACGGCATCCTTGAACAGGACACGCCCGCCGTGCTCGATGATCGCGAGATCCTCGACCTTCTTCCCCTTCAGCCACTCGTGCATCATCCGATGTCAGCTCGCCTTCTTCGCGCCGCAGATGAACGTGAGCGACGTCTTGAACGCGTCGTCGGCGGGCTGGTCCTCGGCGATCTCCTGGAACGCGCCCTCGAGCACGCGCACCGCGCCGCCGGGCAGCTTCTGCCGGATCTGTTTCATCTGGCCGGACTGCACGAGCGTGAAGAAATCGCGCTCGGGGCCACTCTCAGGCACCTCGAGGTCGAACTTCAGCGTGCCTTCGGTGTTGCCCATCGTCACGCCCGCGTTCCTGCGCCGCAGCGTCGACTTCATTTTCGCGTTGTTCGTGTAGGTGAAGTTCCAGTTTGTCACCTGCACGAGGTCGCCGTTATCCATGGCGATATACGCTCTCGGATACTTCTCCACGGGTCACCCGATCCTCTGCCCGACGATTCCGAGCTTCGCGAGCGGCTTGATGATCTTGAACGGAATCACGATGTCGACCTGCGAATCGTCGGTCTCGTTGATCTGCACGCTCAGCGTGCCGTCCGCGACTGCCTCGGTAAGCGCATCGCGCCGGAGCACGCCGCGCGAGACCCACTCGTCCGCGTGCGCGATCACGAACGCCTTGATGTCGCGCGGCTCGACGACGCCGGCCGGAAGCTCCTCCTCGTCGCCGGTCAGATCCGGATGAATCTTCGCACCGCGGAACTCTTCCTTCAGCGCGCGCCGAAGATCCTTCAGGTACGCGTACGCGCCAGACACGCCGGACACGTACCGAAGCTTGTCGCTGCGGTTCCCGTCGCTGTCCTGCGAGTAGGTCGTGAGCGGCGCGACGAGGTACGGGTCGAGCTGCGCGTCGTAGTTCACGATCGACAGGCCGTCGATCAGCGCGCTCTCAATCTCCGCCGCGGTCGGCTTGTCCGCGACCAGATCAGCCGCGCCGAACAGCCCATCGATCGGGTCGTCGATGCGGTTCACCGCCGGATCGATCTGCTCCTCGCGCAGGCGCCGGCCAGCCTCCCAGCCCGCGAACTCGCAGCCGAGCGACTGCCCGGCCATGCAGAACACGTACTGCGTCGGCCCGTGGTTGCGCGCGATGGCGCCAGTCTGCGCCGCCGAGAGCGTGCCCGTGAGCCCGACGATCTGCTGCTGGAGCTTCGCGTTCAGGCCACTGCTGTACGTCTCGATGTGCGCTTCGATCAGCGCGGGATTGCTCGTGCCCGACGCGCTTTCCGCGTCCGCATTCGAAACGCACGGGATGATGAAGTCGTACTCGTACGACGACACGTTCGTGAGCGCCGTCGCGAAGCTCGGCTCGGTCGTGCCGCCCGTTAGCGCTGATCCGGCAGCCGTCACCGTGCCGCCGGCGCCGTCGATGAGCTGCGCGCGATAGGTGATGTCGTTGCCCCACGGGCCAGCGAATTTCGCGGTCAGAGTGACGATCGCGACGGTGCCGCCGACGTTCGACAGCACGACCGGGATCTTGTCGCTGAGCGCGTTGCCGGCCTCGACGACCTTCGTCGCGATGTCGACCTCATCCTCGCCGACGAGCCACGGGACCGCGAAATATTCGCCCTTGATCCACACCTCGACGGTCCGAGCACTCGTGATCGGGCTCGTGTCGTCGAACGTCAGCGTGCCGGTTGCCGCGACGCCGCCGCTGGCTGTCGGCGCGATGACGTCAAGCGATGCCGTCGGGTGCGCGCGGAACAGGGCGACCGCGGCAAGGTGCCCAGGCGTGCCAGGACCGAGCAGCCCGCGCGCCTCGCTCGCGTCGGTCACGCCGCGCTCGAGCTGCGTGTTCGCGGTGATGGTGCCCGAGCTCGACTTCGGGGCCATCATCAGCCCGCGCATCGCGAGCGAGCCGGGCGCGGAGGGGCCCGCGGTCAGGTCGACGTTGAGGTAGATGCCGGGCGTAAGGACCGCCGGATCGACGGCAACGGGCGTACTCATCGGCTACCTCCGAGTAGGAACGCCTTCGGGCGCTCGGTCTCGCCGCTCGGCGAGGTCAGCGGCGCGCTCTCGGCGACGGCGCGAACGCCCTTTGCGGGCAGGCCCGCAGCCTCGCGCGCAGCCGCGTTCTTCGCAGCGCGCGCCTTCTGCTGCGTTTCGTACTCGGCCGCGGTGTGCTTCTTCAGCGCGCCGTCGGCGATCGCGCCGTCGTACTCGGCGCGGAAACGGCTGTACTCGTTCGAAGGAATACCCACGATCCTCACCGTGTCCCATGTGATCTGTTTGCCGACGCGCTTCGCGCCGATGTACGTGTTCGGTGGAGCGCCAAAGCGCCGCACCGTGCGCCCCTCAACAGGGGTCACGTAGAGCCCGAATTCCATAGGTCTGTCACTCCATCGAGTAGCGAGCGTCGTCGACGACTTCGACCGCAGGATCTGCGCCTGTGTCGAGATCGTACCGAGTCACGAGCCACGGCTGGAACACGCGGCTATCGCGTTTCGTCAGCGCACCGCCGGTGCGGAACGCGATCGTATAGATGTACACGTTGTTGTTGGTCACGAGCCGACGCGCGCGACCGATCTGAACACCGTTTGGAGCGGAGATCGTTTCGCCGTCGACAACGCGTTTGTCGAGCAGGAGCTCGCGCGCCTCCTGCATTACGTGCAGCCCCTCGGCGCGACGCACGTCGTCGTTGTCGTTTCGGGACGCGACGATCGCGAGAACCCAGTTCTCCTCGACGCGCCAGGTTCGCGGCTCCGGCGCTTCGCTGCCGTCCCAGTACAGTACGAGCGCAGGGAAGTCGGTGACCTTCGACTTCAGCAGATCCTGCTCGGCAGCGCTCGTGCGGATCTGCTCGTAGATGCGCAGCGATTTGACGGTGCCCGCTGCGCCGCCAGACATTGCCGTGCTGACTTCGACCGTCTCCGCGAGCCCGTCGATCGCTGGATGCCAGCGCAGCGGCGTGCGCTCGGGCAGGTTCACGGCTGCGCCGCCGAACGCGGACTTCACCGGGATCGTGACGCCGGCTGCGGTGACCGTCGCCGCTGCGGTCGTTTTCACGAGCACGCGCGTCGCGAGCGCGGCGTCGGTCGGGACGAGGTAGCTCCCGAGCGGGACAGCGACGTCGGCGCCCGTTGCGCGCGCCGAGATGACGCCCGTCGACTGCGTGCCAGTGAGCGAGGAGAGGAGCGAGAACACGCCCCGCGCGGTGCGGAGGATATCAGTCAAGCTGATGTGGGCGCAATGCGAACGTGCGTGTCAACCTTGATCGAGAAGTGCTTCTCTGCCTCAGCGCGAAGCGCGAGCCAGACTGCTACCTCCTCGTCGGTGAGTAGACTCGACGGCTCTCCGTAGTACGCGCTCATCTCGACGGCGTACTTGATGCGCGCGTAATCGATGCTGTCTTTCATGTGGTCATCCAGCAATGTGAGCGAGAATCGTATCTGCTGCGTCTTCGTACACGTCGTCGGGCAGATCGAAGAAGTCACGCAGCGGGATCTTCGTGCGAGGCTCAGCGCTGACGTGGTACTTCGCGTATTCAACGCTCGTGCCCACTTCGGCGAAGTCCTTGCCGCTCTCGCCTGCGATGCTCCCTGACAGCACGCCCGTGTCGACGAGGATCTGATACTCCGATCCGCGCCGCTGCTGCTTCGTCGACTCGGCGAGATCGGGCCAGCCTGGACCGCTCTGTTCGAACTTGTCCTGCACGGCCGTGACGAGCGATTCGGCGATCACGCTCATCGGCTCGGAGAGGTCCTCGGCGCGGTCCGCGAACCCTGCGAGCGCAGCGGCCAACTGAGCGGTGTCGAGCTCGACGAGACGCTGCGAGCCGGCCATCAGAACCCGCCTGAGCCGCGCGGGTTCGTGCGCGACGTGGCGTACGTGTGAACGTGCGGGAGCGTCACCGTGGTGCGGTTACGCAGCGTCGGATTCGAGCCCTGCACGGCTTCGATGCCCATGCGCTGGACGCCTTTGCCGAGTTGGTCGAGCATCTTCTCGCCGCGCTTCCGGTGTCCGGCATAGGGCGCGCGCTCGCCGTCCGCACCGCCGAACTCCTGCTTCGTCTCGCCGGCCAGCGACATCGCAATGTCGCAGACGGCGCTGCGGAACCGCGGATCATCGATCAGCCGCTCGACCATCCCTGCGCCGAACGCTGCGAGCAGGTAGGCGTCAGCGGCGCCGCTGGCTTCCTCGATGATGGCGATCACGCTTTCCGAGTTCGGATCTGCGCTGCCATCCTGCGAGAGAAACTGCGACACCGCCGACACGCCGAACCTGCTCTGCATGTCCTGCAGCGTGATGTACCGCGGCGGCTGGTACGTCACCGGCTGGGCTCCACAGCGTCGCCGATTGACTTCGCCTCGGCGTCGGTGAGACGCAGGGTGTCGCCGCGCACGTAGGTATGCGGCTTGCCGTCGACAGCGCCGGCGATCTTGTGACGCGCGCGGTACTCGCGCCTCGGATCTGCCGGCGTCGCTGCCTGCGCAGCGGGCTTCGCGCTCGGCTCAGCCATCACTGCACCGCGTTGATGAGGAGGCCACCGACGTTGTTCGCGAGCATGATCGGGAGATCGGAGACGCCCACGACAATCGTCGTGCCGCCAGCGTATCCGCGGTCCTCGACGCGATATTCACGCGACTCGTACCCGACGCCCTGGGGCCCCTTCACACGGAAGGTCTTCGTGGTGTGGATGTCGTCGCCGCCGGGGTTCGACGTGAGCACGACATGATTCCCGAGAATGGGAGACAGCGCTCCGCCGGACGTCGATCGCGACTTCGCGTTGGCGACTCGAATCGGCGGAAGACCAGGGATCACGAAGTCCGTGATCGTGCCCGTTTTCACGCCGCTATTGACCGCCACGAGGTCACGAGCCGCGGCTCCGTCGCCCATGAACTGCCGCATGTGCTCGCGCACCGAGGCATGTCGGATGAACGCGTTTGCGACCGTCTGGTTCATCCAGACGTCGGTGATCTGCATTGCAGAGTCCTCCATGGCGTCCTGGATGTTCTTGATGGGATCGGAGCTTGCGCCACCGTTCCACGCGGCCGCCGCGAGGAGCGTCGTGACGACGCTGGAGTCCCAGTTGCCGGATGTCGTGAGCATACTCCAGACGTCGTGCTCTCGCCCGATCGCGAGCGCCGCTTGGCACCGCCGCGCCGCAGCCTGTCTCGTTCGATACCGAGTGCCGATCTCCTCATCCTCCGTCGCCTGCGGCACGTAGGAGGAGACGAACTGCTCCACCGTGGAGTACTCGACCAGGCTCGACTTCGGGTCGATCTGCGGAGGCGATGCCTGAATCGACCCCTTCGTATCGACACGAAGGAACGCATCGTCGGCGCTCTCGGTGCGGTACTTGTCCTTGCGGTGGTCGACCGGCATGATCGGCGACACGTCGTCCGCGCGGTACGCTCCGTTGCGGTACATCGCGAGGTAGCTTGGGATCTCGGCCGGGCTGTGCACGTCGTCGGGGACGAGCGCGAGGTGGCGAATCCGTCGACCGGACTGGTCGAACACATGGCCGGACTTCGTGTCCAGCACGATGCGGGTGCCGTCGGCTCCAAGCGGGGAGTCTCCGGCGATCAGAATGGTCTGCTCCATGGTATTCCTTCGATCTCTCTGAGTTGTTGTCGCGCAGCCGCGCTGATCAGCCCTGGCGCACCACGCCGGGGCCCGCGAGCTCGACCTCGATCAGGTCGCCGTCGGTCGTCGCAGCAGTGATTGCCTTACCGACCACGGCCGCGTTCGAGCCACCCGCGGCGGTCCACGTCGCGACCTTGCCGGCGGTCGTGAGCATCAGGCGATCGCCGATGGTGATCGCGGCCGACGCGGTGCAGATCGCCTGTCCGCGAATCTGCACGTCGCCCCACGTGACGTTTGCGATCGCCTTCAGCGTGACGCCGTACACGTCGTCGGTGACCGCGCCAGGGAGCTCGATTTGGCGATCTCCTGCGTTGTCGAGCACGACAACCAGCGCCGCTCCAATCGAGCTACCGGTTGCGTTGTAGCCAGACCGCAAATCCTGCGGTCCAATGATCTGTCGAGGCTGTCCCATGGGTAGATCTCTCCGTCAGCGCGGCGTCGTTTGCTGCGCTCCGATTCGTTGTTCTGAGCGTGGCTTCAGGCCGCGCGCGCGGTCGCGAGAAGGGCGCACGCCTGAGCGTGCAGGTCATCGAGGGCGATCTTGTCGCCGCCGGGCTGCGACTTGAGGTAGTTCATCGCCTTCATGACGTCGTTCGCGCCAGGCACCTTCGACAGGTCGACGCGCTGCGCGCCGGCGCCTGGCTTGTCCTGCATGGACTGCGGAACGCGAACCAGCGCTCCGCCTGCGCCGAGCGCGAGCTGGTCGAGGATCGATGTCGGCTGGCGCTGCGCGTGCTGCCGCTGCGTCGCGAGCGCGGCGGTCGGGTCGACGCCGCCGGTCGTGGTCGTGGTCGCTGCGGCGTTGGCGCGCGACAGCTGCTTCGCAGCCTCGACGTTGTACGCCTTGCGGAACCCTTCCTTGTCCGCCTTGCGGTGGTTCGTCAGCGACGCGACGACGGCAGCCTTGGTCTTGTCGGCGGGGTCGACACCGATGGTCGCCAGCGCCATGCCGACGTCCTCCATCGCGCTCTCCTCGTCGATCTTCGCGAGCTCCTGCTGCGCGGCCTCGAACTGCGGGAGGAGCTTGTCGAGCTCGACCTTGACCTTCTTCAGCGTGTCGATGCTCGCGAGCGCTGCAGGCAGGCTCGCTACGTCGAGCGACTGAAGGAGCGCGGCGAGATCGGTCGTCGCAGTCGCGCCGCTCTCGACGGCCATCAGGATCTGCGTGTTCGTGACGTCCTTCGCGTCGCACTTCCGGTGCTTCGCGAGCGTGATCGCGAGCGAGTCGCGGAGGTCGTCGGCGGGCGACTTCTGCGCCGCCGGCTGCGTGTTCGTGGTAGCGGTAGACATGATTCCCTCTGTGGTTGCGCCGGCAGGCGCAGTAGTCGTGTTCGCTGGAAACAGCTTGTCGAACTCGGCGAACACGTCGTTCGCCGGAGTGAGGTACGGCAGGTTGAAGATGCAGCGCAGCGTCTGCAGCGCGTGCTCGATGTCGACGCCATCGGGGACGACTGCGCCGGGCTCGGTCCAGCGTCGGAGTTCGTTCGCCTTGTCGATCAGCGCGGTATCGGGCTCGGTCTTGTCGAGTTCGAACTCCGCGCGGAGGCGCGCGATGATGCCTTCCGGGCCGTCAGACGGCGCCCATTCGCTCTTGTAGACCGACGCCGCAAGCGCTGGCAGGTCCTGCAGGAACGGCTGGTTGGTGACCGCGATCGACGTGAGCACCGCGCCGATCGGATTCCCACGCTCCGGATCCTTCGCGTTGAACACGACAGATACGCTCGCCCAGCGATACCGCTTCTCGCGGATGTACGTGCGCGCGGGCTCGAGCCAGCGCGTCAGGGCTTCGAGCTTCGCCTTGCCGTCCTCGCGCTGCCCGATGCGCACGTCGAGGACCCATCCCTGAGCAGGCGCGCCGCTGACCGGAATCTCGCCGCTTGTCGCCGGCGCCTCGGAGGCATGGTGCATGTCCCACTGCACGACGTCGTACGCGCCGGCCTCGAGGAGCTCGGGCGCGGCGCCCTCCGCGCCCGCCTGGAACGCAGGGTGCGCATGGAAGTTCCGCACGATCTCCTCGAACGTGGCACGCGTGAACTCGAATTCGCCCATCCAATGGCCCTTGAACGAGCCCTCGTAGGCAACCTCGAGCCACACCGCGGCAGCGGTGCTGCCAGCCGCGTCGAGCAGACGCACGCCGGGCGCGCGCACCTGTCGCGAGACCATAGCAGCGCCATCCGCTGCCGCGATCGTCGACCGCCTGCGCGTCTTCACGTGAGGTCCAGTTCGTAGGTCAGCACGTAGTCGTTCGTGCCGTTGGCGCCGCTGTTCGGCAGGTAGCTCCCGTGCGGCGGGTGCGTCGCCGGGATCGTGAACGTGCCGTTCGTCACGCGCGAGCCCGCGGCGGTCTCGTTGACGACGTGCACGAGACCGGCGCGGATCTTCGGCTTGCGGCGGAGCCCGAGATACGGACCGAGCCCGATCGCGATGGTCGCGGCCGTGCCGTCGCCCGCGGCTTCGACGATGCTCGTGACCGTCGAGAAAAACTTCGTGCTCGTCGCGGTCGTCGCGGTCTGCGCGAGCGTGACCGTCTCGGTCTGCGCGGCACCGAGCGCATCGGTGCCCGTGATCGTCGCCGTCGCCGGCGCATCTGCGGGCGTCGCGCCGGCGGTCGTGAACACGATCTGACGCGGAATCGACGCCATCGCGGCGACGCCGCCCGCCGAGAACGACGTGGTGGTGCGCTCGGTCGTGACGCTCGCCGTCGCTGCGCGGAGCGACGTGCCCGACGACGCCGCCGCGTCGATGAACTCGTCGACGTAGAGCGGCGCGCGGTTCGTGAGCGCGGTGAGGAGTTGCTGCGCGGAGTCGACGCGCGAAGAGAATCGCGCGAGGACGTCAATCGTGGGATCAGCCATGATGGTCTCCTAGATCAGATCTGATTTCGAGCTCGACCACCCGGGGTCGGGAAGGCCGGAGATCTCCGAGCCTTTGCGCACGCTGAGTCCGAGTCGCTTGATCTCTCGTTCGCTGCGAGAGACGACCTTACAGCGGCAGTTGCTGGCAACGATTCCGTCTGCTACGACCCATCCAGTCTCAGACTGGAAGTCGTGAACATGTCCCGAGTAATCGAATTCCCGAACCTCGATAACCTTGTCGAGCGATACACTTCCGGAACCTCGCTCAAGCAACTTTCCGACGAGCTCGGCATCGCCCGACAGACCATCGGCAATGCACTGCGAAGTCGCGGCGTCACGTTGCGCAACCAATCCGAATCGGAGCGCAATAAGTGGGCTGCTCTCAAGAGCGACCGCTCCGCCATCGAGCGGCAATGCAGCGGCGCCTGGCGAGCGACCAGAGGGCGCGTCAGATCCGAGCGCGAGCGCGTCGCAGTCGCGCTCACAATGAGTCGACTCCGTGGCCTGTTCGAGGACGAACTCGCCGCGGAGCTCTCCGTTCGCGGACTTCCGGTCGTCGGTCAGCTTCCAGTAGCTACCTACAACCTCGACCTCGCCTACGAACCGCTTCGCCTCGCCGTGGAAATCATTGCCAACACACCGAAGTCTTCCAGATGGGAGCATTTCCGAGAGCGCACGGAATACCTCATCTGCTCTGGCTGGCTCGTGGTGTTCGTCCCGCTGCGCAGCCGTCCCCAGCGAAGCGATCCGGGAATCGGTCTGATAGCAGACAAGATCGTCTCCTACGCGGATCGACTGCGCAGCGGCGAACCCCTGGGGGGTCAGTATCGGGTGGTTGGCCGTCACGGAAAGTCGACGACCTTCATGCGTGACCAACTCGATGGCCTTCCCGGCATACAGGGCACGTGATGCACCAACGATCGCGCCGCTGATGATCGTCTGCGGCAGGAAGCACTGGTGCCCCCACGGCGGCCGACCGACCTTGCGCCAGAACGGATCGTCAGCACGCAGCACGTAGCCTCTGACCTTCGCGTGCGTTGCGCGACAACGATCGTCGCGTACCGCCATAATCTGCCAGTACGGCCGCGCCGCTAGCACCGCTGGCTGTGTCATCTGCGCCTCGCGCCCGCTGCTGTATGCACCCATCGTCGCGTTGCGAAACACGGTCTCGACGTGCGATGGCTTGAGCTTCGTCCAGCCTGCGCTGACGAAACGTTCGCTGAGCGCCTTGCTGAAGTTCGCGAGGCTCTTGCCTTCGGTGATGCTCTTGCCGAGTTCGTCGAACGCGACCTGAAGCATCGACTTGCGAGCGAGTCCTGCGATGTTGAACGCAGCCTTTTTCGCGTTGCCAGCGAGCTTGTTCCACGTCGGTCGGTCAACGATCTCGCGCGACAAGAACGCGTTGATCGCCTCCCAAAACGGACGCGTGGTGAACCCGCGCTGACCGCCGGCGAGATGCACCGAGAACTCAGCCGGCTGAAGCGGCTTGTCGTTCTCCGCTTCCCACTCCGCTTCGACCGCGCCGAACGCAGCGGAGTGAAGCATGCAGCGCTCGACCTCGACGGCGAGCGTCTTCACGTCGAGCGCCTTCGCCGCGGCGCGCAGTGCGGTGCGGATGTCCGTCGCGGTCTCGAGTCCGCGCGTGGAACGAGCGAGCGCGCGGGCCCAGCGCGTCGTGATGGCTGCGCCGCGCTTTGTGCGCGCGGTGGAGATGTCCTCCACGTCGCCGGCGACGTCGCCGGGCTGTGCGTCGAGGAGTAGCGGGTCGCCGTACGCGGTCGCAGCAGCCTGCGGCGCCGACGGAGCGACCTCGCGGATCCGAGCCTTCTCCACGCCGATCGTGCGGAGCATCCGATCGATCCCCTGCGCACCGACGACGAGCCACTGGATCTGCGCGACCACGCCCGCGACGTCCATGTCGCCGACGTGCCGCGCAGCCCATGCCTCGCGCAGGCGCACCGCCTCGTCCTCCGCGTCGGTCTCGACGACGCCGCGACGATCGACGATCGGCGCGAGCCGACGGAACTGGAGCTTCGACAGTGGTGTGCCTTTGCTCCAGATCTGCGGATACTCCTCGCGGAGTTGCCGCGCGACGCTGAGCGGGAACACGCGGTGCTTGCTGTTGATCAGCGAAACGCGCTTGTTCTCGCCAGCGAGCGGGAAGTTCGTGATGCCGCCGGCCGCTTCGGTCGCAGCGAGGTCGGTGAGCTCGGCGAACGTCGCACCGAGCGGCCCGTGAAACAGGTCGAAGTCTTCGTCGGGCGAGCCGGGCTCGAGCGTCGAAGCGGCGGCCGGCGCAGGCTGCGCGGTGCCGTTCGCGGGCGGAGGCTGCGCGCCGGGCTTGCCCCATTCGCCGATCCCGGGCTCGCTGCCGCTCGGGTCAATCAGCATCGGGCGCGGGGGGATGTACCGTGCGCTCATGTCGTCCTGCGGCGCCTCGACGAGCTGCACGATCGCTTCGCCCTTCTCGGGTTTGCGGTATCCGGTGCGCTCGCGAAGTTCGTCGGCCGCGATCGGCATGCCGAGATCGCTAAACGCCTTCGCGCACTCGAGCTCGCGCTTTCGGTCGCGCTCGGGCGCGGTGCGCAGCGAGAATGTCGGCGCGTACCTGCGCGCGTCGAACGTCGAGATGCCGTAGAACGGCGCGTTCAGCGCGACGATCGACAGAACGAGATCGCGCTGGACGACGCCGCTGATGCGCTCGCCGTCGGCCTGGAGGATGAGCAGCTGCTCGTCCTGATGAACGCGCGCCTGCTGGCTGCCGAGGCCCGCGGACTGTGCGTCCGTCGTGCTGGTCCCTCCAAGGACCAGCTTCGAAATCTGCTTGTCGCAGTCGGCGATCGTGTGGTTGTGCAACTCGCCGGACTTCGGATCAGGCGACTTGACCTCGAGCTTTACCCCCTTGGCGAACTGCGCGACGAGCGCGCCGCCGAGCGCTTCGGCTTGATCGACGGCTTCGTCGAGGTCGTCGGGCGTGGGGTTGCCCTCGAACGCCGGATCCCGCTCGATGATCTTCCACGGCTTCGCGTAGAGCTCGATCAGAATCATCCGATCGCGCGCGCTGTACCGCTTGAAGTTCGACCAGTACAGGCAGCGCGGGTTCAGCCCGTCGCGCTCCGGGTACTCGTCGAACAGGCGCGGAACGAACCGAATGAACTTGCACGGGATGCGCGTGTCGAGGCCGTGCTCCTCGAACCCGCCGACGTAGCGCGCCGGGTCGATCACGCGGAGCTCGCGCTCCGGACCGAGCGTCAGGCGGCGCGGATGGATCCACGCAAGTTCAGCAACCTGGTACTGCGCGCGCCCGGTAAACCGGCGATCCCAGTGGATCTCGAGCGCTGCGCGTCCGTTCCAGTGCGCCCAGGCGAGATCCTGGATCGCTTGCCGGAACGACGGGATCTGCGTGATCTGCGAGCGCACGAGGTTCGCGAGCTCGAGCGCCTTGCCCTTGTCGATGCCGTCGACCTGCGACGGCGCGACATCCCAGTCGACCTGGGACGGCGAGACGAAGCGCTTCTGAAGCACCGAGCCGAGGTGCGGATCGCAGAGGATCGTCTCCGCGCCCGCGTCGGTCAGATCCGTGAGATACCCGGTCGCCGCGTTCAGCAACGCGGTCTCGATGCGCGCCGGCGTGAGGCTGCGCCCGAAGTGCTGGCGCCATTCCTCGCTGCGTGGCACACGCTTCGACACGAAGGCCCTAGCGAGCGCCGCCGGGTCGATGGTCAGAGGTGCGTTCACGTGGTGAGAAATTGAGCGAGCAGCGGGGAATGCAGCCGGTGCGGCTGCTGCGACTGATCGACTACCGTCGTCGCTGGATGCGGATCATCTGGCCGGATGGCCGCGCGCTGGATCGGCTGCGTCGCAGCACGACGCTTGGGATCGTCGTGCTCGCGCTGCGAGGCGCGCGCGTGGTGGTGCTACAGGGAGAGGAAGCGCTGCGGGCGTGGAGCGCTCAGCCGCCCACCGTCCCGCCCGCGCCGAGCGCCGGATCCTTCATCGCGCGGATCGTCGCGAGGAGCGCGCCGGACCACCGGGGCGAACTGCCGGCCTTGCCGTCGTTCACGCCGATTGCGACTGCGACGTCCTCGTCGAGCGTTCCCGCGAGGGTCTCGACCGAGTACCCGAAGATGCCGGCCACATAGGCGTGGAGGTAGCAGCGGTAAACGGAGCTCTGTTCGTTGGTCAGATCGGCCACGCGCGGGAAACCCTTCCTGCTCGGTGCTCACAACGCGACCCGAGCCTACCTGAACCCTACGTCGTTACAGGCGGTTCGCAACCGTCAACCATGCTGGATTCGACGGAGTGATCGCGGCCTGTTTGTCGCTGTTTCACGCAGCATCCGTCAACCGTGTTGGGTCCGCAGCCTCGGCGCAGTACTGAAACGGTCGGTCGTGTCCGTCGATCCAGTCGTCGAGTGCGCAGTTGTAACACCATGGGTGTTTCTTGCCGAGACCGTAGATCGGCAGCGGGTCGACATGGAGACGCGCAAGCGCCTTCACGCCGTTGATCGAGCGTTGCGTGAGCCGCCCGAGTTCTTTTAGACCGACGATGCGCGGCAGGTCGGCGTCGTCGATCTGTCGCGCCTTCCAGAGCTCCAGCGTCGAGCGTCGGATCCAGTACCGGTCGATCATCCAGCGCAGGCGCAGCGGGTCAAACGGCCGCTGAGCGAACGCGATCACGGTGCCGCGGTCCGCGACGCCGAGCGCCTTCGCGATGTCGCGCAGCGTGTAGATCGCGTCGATCACGAGCTCGCTCCGGCCGAGCGAAGCGCCTCCGACGCACGAGGCGGGACGCGCGGCGCGGCGGGTGCGGGAGCGGGCGCGGCGACGGCGCGCCGCTCGCGAGGCGGGATCAGGCCGCGCTCGCGGAGCGCGTCGCGTACCCGGTCACGCGCGCGCTGAATGCGCTGCTTCGCCTCGCGCTGCGAGCGCGGCAGGTCGGACAGGTCGAGCGGCCCGGGATCCACACCGAGCTTGTCGCGCTTGAACACCTGCGCGGCGTACTCCTCGCGCAGCCTGGCGAGCGCGTCCTGCACGCTCAGCGGCTCGACGGCGAGCGCGAGCCCGTGCTTTGTCCTGCGCGCCCGCGAGCGCACCGTGCCCTGGTCAACGAGCTCCAGCAGGCGCTGATCGACGTAGCTCACGCCCGCTGCGCCGACGGCGTACGCGAGGTCGATCCGGTCAACCAGCGCGTCCTCGCCGCGCGCCGCCCCCGTGCGGTTCGCGTCGGGTGAGCAGGCGATCCGACCGAGCTGCATGCCGCCGCGAAGCCTGTACTTCGGTCGCGCCTCATCGACGCGCATTCCACCGCCGAGCCCCAGGACAGGGCGTGGTGTGTTCATCTCGGCCGCGGCGTGGCGGTACCCAGCGAACGCCGTCTCGCGTCGGCGCCGCGAGCGCACGATCATGTCGGCCTGCCCCGAGCGCAGGCGCGCGATGTTCCAGATCCACCGCGAGAACTGCGCGAGGATCGCGAGCGTCACGAGGCAGCGCGTCGCCTTGCCCGCAGCACCGAGCACGCGCACGCGGTACGCGTCGAGGCGCGAGATCTCGGCAAGCGTCCAGGTGCTGTCGGCGTCGAGCCGCGCGTCGTCGCGCTCGATCCAGCGGTCGAGCCGTCCGGCGCTCGGCGCGTCGACCATGTGCTCGTAGCTCGGATCTGGCTCGCGTCGGATGGTCACGCCGCGATCGCAGTCGCGACAGGTGAGATGATCGCCCGATGTATCCCAGTGCGTCGAAGTAGAACGACAGAACGGACATCGCATAGAGAAAACGCTCCTCGACGAGACCCGCTCGTCGGTGCACACTCCCGATGTCCTAGCTGTGGCGGCGCGGACGGGAACCCCCTTCTCCGGTTGACGGCCCGGAGTTGGGGGTTTCTTACGTCGTGTCGGCGGAGCGATCGACGCTTGCTTCGGTCTGAGACTCCAGGATGGTGCCTGCTGGCAGAGCGACGCGCGCGCCGCAGGGCAAGATGGCAACGTGATCCACGTTGATCGTGATCGTCTCGTGCAGACACGCAGGAAGCTCGAGTCGAAGTTCTCCGATCATGCCGGGGTAAACCATATCAGAACCCTCCTGTGTTGTTCATCTCGCGCTGACCGCGCACCTTGCTCTTCTTCTCGACTTTCACGCTCAGATCCACCTGCACGAGCGCGAGAATCGCCGCCTGCATCACGTCGCCGTGCCGCGCGCCGTGCTTCGGTACCACGATTCCGATCCGTCCGCCCGGCAGCACGCGGCTCCGTGTGTCCTCCAGCTGCTTCCGTAGCACCGGGTCGTCGGGTAGATCCGCAAGCCCTTCCTGCATCAGTCGACGCATCTCGGCGAACCGCTCGCCGATTTCGTCAGGTTGCTGGCTGACCGCATCGTACACGATGTCGAACGTGCGATCTTCTTCGCGCAGCTTTCCGAGCTCCTCATACGCTGTCTCTTTGCTGTGATGGTCACCCTGCATTCTGCGCACGCGGTACTCTTTGCACTTCCGCGCGAAGTCGCGCACGACTTCTGACGGCTTCAGCGAGACGCCTTTGTCTGGGCGCTTCTCCTCGTGATACACGAGCTGCGCCTTGACGATCTGCTCTCCGTCGACGATGACACGCAGCGGTCGCGCGATGGCAAGCGCGCTGCTGTTTTTCGTGAACCCAAAGTCAACGCCTGCTGTGTGAGGCACACCGAGCTCAGCTGTCAGATACAACGCCCGCTTCGGGTCGAAGCTCTTCTCGATGGCGTCGAGCGGGAAGAACGCCTTGTTGCCGGCGGCAAGCGGCAGCGCGTCGAACTCGCGCTGCGCCTTGTCCGGATCGTACCGGCGCACGCGATCGATGTCCGCCTGCGGATACGCAGGGTTCATGCTGCGCGTGTCGCTGTGGAACGCGAGCGCATCGCCCGGCTTCCCGTAGTACCGCATAAACAGGCGGTTGAACGCGTCGTCCTCGGACCACGGCGAGCTCACCACCCATGCCTGAGCGCCTGGCAATAGACGGCCAAGGATGGCGTCGATGTTGTCGCCGAGGTTTACCGCGGCTTCGTCGTCGTCATGGAATGCGGCCTCGTCGAACAGGATCCCGGCGAGCCACGTGCCACGAAGGTTGCCGCCTCCCTTGTCCGCGGCGATCTTCATGATCTTGACGAGCGCACCGTCTGGCCGCTTGATCGTGATCGACTCTGCGGCGTCCGGGTTTCCGTGGATGTACTTCCGCAGGATCGGGCTGTTCTTCATCGTGCCGCGGATGTGCTCCAGCGGCGCAGCGCCGTGATGCAGTTTCGGCCCGACGATCAGCGCGCGTATCTCTTCTCCAGAGCGAACGCCGATCAGTCCGTCCGCCTGCGGCCGCTCCCCCTGCGTCGGATCCGGTGGCCGGCGGAACTGGCAAAACAGCGCGCCGTATAACAATGAGAGCGCTGCAATCAGTGACTTCGCCGCGCGCACACCGGTACGCAGGATGACGAGGCTCGGGCGGCCGGGCGGCAATCGCTCTGCGTTGAAGTGGAATCCCATCTGTTCCGACGACAGCAGACCAGGCTCGATCGGCTTGCCGTCCGCCGCGAGCAGCAGAGCGATCTGCGTGTCGGATGCCGGCAGATCCGCCATGTCGCCACGGCAGACCATCTCACGGAACGAGAGATCGCGCGGAAGCTCCCGGTTCTTCTCCGGGTCGCTCATCTCGAGGAAGGCTTCGGCGAACGGGTTACGACATGCCATCAGGCAGCAACAAGCATAGCTCCGACGTGCTCTTCTACAAGCTGTCTCAGCGTGAGATAGGGGCTGGCGTGGTCGCGTGCATCGATCTTGAACCCAGCCGCGCGCTCGTGCCCGCCTCCGCCGTTCGCCTTCGCCAGCGCGAGCGCCGACACGCGACCGCACGAGCGACACGACACGATCATCCGGCAGCGGCCTGCGTCGACGTGGTAGTGCCATCCGAGCACGAGGTCGATCTCGCTCTCCAGTCGCTCTGCGATGTCGCTCGTGTGCGTGCCCTCGAACGCGATCACGCGCACGCCGTTCACCTCGAACCGGTACGCCTCCGCGATCGTGCGCTCGTCGCGATGCTCATCGCGCGCGAGTAACGTCTCGCCGATCTCCAGGCGAGACGCGAGCGTATCGATCGGTGCGCCGACGAGCATCTCCGACGGCCAGAAGCGGAGCGCAGCGGCCTGCGCACATGCCTCACGCCAGCGCGGATCGCTGCGCTGCCAGGTGTCGCGGATGCCGGCGAGCGTCGCCGTATGCCCCAGTAGATCCGATCGCTGCGTATACCTGTACCCGTGCAGCAACCTCATCCACACCTCGCGGAACGCCAGCGTCGCACCGCTCACACCCGGCTCCGTCACCTCATCCGCGAACACACCGCGCTCGCCGAACGCAGCGACGATCTCCAGAGCGCCCTTGTGATGATCGAGCACGATCGCGCCCGCGTCGACAAACTCCTGCACGCGCGCGGCCGGCGGCGTCATGTCGCAGAACAACATGCCGGGCTCCGCGCGCAGGTCGCGATGCGCCGGCGTGTTGTACTGCACGAACTCGATGCGTGCCTGCGGCAGCGCATCGTGCAGGATGATGGCGGACGCGACGCCATCGGCGCAGCCTTCGTGCGTGATGATGCGGCGGACGGCTAGGAGCGAGTCGACGTCAAACATGCGGTGTCTCTGATGGTGAAGGATGCGGGGAGAGATGCAAGCGGCGATTCATCTGGATCCTTGACCGAGAAGATCATTGAGTCTGTCCAGCCAGAACTGAGCCTTGCGAAGGCTCTTTTCGGCCGTCTTCACCGCTCCGCGCTCGATCTCCTCGTTGTAGTTTCCGAGGTGCATTCCTGCGTTCGCCTCGGCCTCGGCGACGCGATCTTCGATGCTACGCAGCGGTACGCGCGTCGCCATCTCCCGCCTCCTCTTCTCGCGCCACGAACACGCGACGCTCTCCCACGCTAACACAATAACACGTGTCGCGCTGATGTCAACACGGCACGATCACTTTATCCGATGCACCGCAAGCCGACGCGGTATCTCGCTCTCCGGCACGATGAACGGCGAGTGATGCACCGCGCCGCCGCTCCGGTTTCGCTCCCTGTGCTGCTGCACGCGCGCCTGCGCGCTCTCGCGGTCGCCATCGTACACGACCGGATCGCGGTGCGTACAGCTGTCGTCGTGCACGTGTGGCCCCGGGCGATCCCACGGACCGACCCATCCGGCGCAGCACTCGATCGCGTACCGGAACCCGCGCGCCTCGCCGGACTCCTCGCGCGCGATCTGCGCTCGCCGTGCCGCGCGCTCGGCGCGCCACTTCTCCATCCTGTCGTTGCTCATGGTGCCCTCACGCAGCGAAGCCCCGGGCCAGCGCGCTTCGCTGGACACCGGGGCTGCTCCCCTACCTCGCAAACCGCAGCCGCTCGATCAGCGACGAGCACGTGTCGATCGTCGCATCCGCGAGCTCGGTCTCGCTCGCGCCGAGCTTCCGGGCGTACTCGATCTGCGCCCTCGACGCGGGCTTCGCTCGGCGCTGCGTGCGGCGCTTCTCATTGCGCTCCTTACGCCGCGCCTTCTCCCGATCGCTCAGCACACGCTCTGCGGCAGCGACAAGCCGCTTGTCGTTCGTCTTGCGGCAGCAGTCGCAGCCCACCTTGAACCGCTTCCCGTTCGCGTCCTCGATCGTGCACACCAGCATGATGCCCTGCCCGCAGTAATCGCACGAGCTGCCCGGCAGCACCGGGCACGACGGGTCGCCAGGGACCGCCTGAAACTTGCTCTCGTACGTGCCCACGAACCGGAATGGCGCGACGCCCAGGCCGGCGCGCTCGAACGGATGAACCTTGCTGCTCTCGGTGCTCGTCGTCGCGTTGTTCATACAGGTAATATATACGATCGTAGAACTATGTCAACACGTCGCGCGCAGATCGGTCGTATCCACACCTACACGCTCACCACGCGCGGTCGATCCGGTCGAGCAGCAGCCGCTCGCGCACCGCATCCGGTACGATGCGATCGCGACGACGCAGGGCGCGCTCGTACGGCGTCGGCAGCGGCGGAGGACCGCCGGTGCGGCCGAAGCGCTGCACGACGGCTGCGAGGCGCGTGGACGCGTCGGAGAGCATGCGGGGGAGGGTGGTTCGGCCGCGCTGCGCGCTCATCGCCGCGCCCACTGCTCGAGGTAGCGCTGCAGGTCGACCTCGACGTTACACGCCTGGCAAAGGCTCATCGTGAACGGACCAGGGTGCGGCTCATCCGGACTACCTCCAGGTACACCTGGGGTGATGTCAAGGCATCGCGGACAGACCGGTCGAGCGCAAGGCTTCTGCTTATTCATCGTTGCCTCCTCCGCGCGCCATCAGCGACGCGCCTCCCAACGGGGCGAGCCCGCCGAGCGAGTGCTGGGCGGGCGTTAGCCAGTCGATGCGCGTCGCCGCGGACAGTTGGCGCTGCACGCGCCCAGCACGAGAGGACTTCCCCCAGACAGGAGCCAGCGCGCGGCCCTCGGGTCAAAGTCGCGCCATTGCTCGGGCGTCTTCAGCCTGCACCGAGGCAGCGGCGTGCCGACCTCGACGTTCAACGCATTCGCTGGCCTGCGCGGGACGTCGAGGTCGATCCGCTCGTCGCACGGCTCCGGAGAGCCGGAGCGGCTCACGCCGCCCTCAGAACGGCGTGGGGGTCGGCAACCCCCTCCCAGTGGAGAACGCGGCCCTTGCAGGCCACGACGAACGAGGCGAGGCGGACCTCCCGAGCGTAGCTGAGCGCCGAGCGCTCGAAGCAAAAGGAAGAAACGGAGACCCCGCTGGTGGTCACGCTGTAGAGGTCAATGCAGCGCACGTCCTTCATGGTCGATTCTCCTCCGCGGCACCGCGCCGCTCACATCTCAACAATACATCACGTGACGCTGTTGTCAACTCTGCACGCAACAAAATCGCTCGGCCGCACGGATCAGTCGATCGCCAATCCTCACCGCGACATCCTGCACGCGCTCAGCAAGCTCCGAGCCAGCGCCGAGCACCGCAGCGTCTAGCGCACCATAGCCGGCTTCGGCCAGCGCCATGCACTCGGCCGCGCTGTCGGTCGACGATGCGAGCGTTGCGGCGCGCTCTGCGGTGGCCAGGAGACGGGCGATGTCGATGCGGGTCATGGCGGCGCGAAAGCCCCGCTGCGGACGTGCCGAGCGGGGCCGATGGGAGCGGCGTGCGGCTAGGTCCGGCGCTGGTAGAGGTACGACTCTACCGCGCCCACGAACACGCGCCGCGCCTCTGTATCTGTGTAACCGTAGTAGGACGCCACCCGTTCCGCGACGTGCTCCACGGACGCCGACGGGAACGCGAATGCGCACACGCGCGCGGCTTCGAACACCCGATCCGGGATGTTTCGCGCGCTGCGCATCTGGTTGATCGCCACCGTATACGTCACCAGCTCACTCCACTCACCAGGCTGTTTCACGTTGTTGGCCATCGTCGTGCCCTCCTGGCGCGAAAGGCCGGCCACCCTTCCGGGTGCCGGCCTGGCGCTGCCCATCTGCGCTCAGTCCCAGCGCCGCTTGAGCTCAGCGCAGAGCCTGTCGAGGTGCGCCTGTCGGATGGTCCGGAGCGAGGTCCCCTCCAGGCACGCGAGGGTCATCTCGCGAGCCTCGTCAATCCAGGTCCTGAGCTCGGCCACCGTGATCTGCGTCATGTCCAGCGCGTCGTTCATAGGAGTGAGCATATACGATCGTAGAGCGCTGGCAAGAACTATCTTCGATCGCCCAGTCGATTCTCTCAGCCCTTCGCCGCGCGCTTCTGGCACGACTCGTGCCGGAGCTTTCCGCCGAGCACCGGCACGACGCGGCGCCCAGTCTGGAACCGCTCACCGCACAGCGCGCACGCCTCGCTGTTGACCACCGCTGCGCTTCGCTCGGTCAGTGCCGCACCCGGCTCCGGCTCCTCGCTCCACTCTGTGGGCTCGCGGTCGTCGCGCAGTAGGTCAGCCAGCGTGGACCCGTTGAAGCGGTCCGCGACGTCGTCGAGCGGCTTGTGCGGCGGGCGAACGGACAGGTCTAGCAGGTGCCGTGCGACGACGCGCTGGATGGTCGAGTTGATGGGTCCGCCGCGCGTCGCGTGCGCGACGCGGTTCCAAGCGCGCCCGTGTCGCTCGTACAGCTCAGCGAGTAGACGCTGCTCGACGCGGTATGCGAACGAGCCACGAACGCGCGGGTCTACCTGCAGCAGCGGATCGCCGAAGCGGCGCAGTAGCACAGCCGCGACGAGCGCGGCGAGGGTGTCGAGGGGGGCGGTCACAGCGTGGTCATCAGCAGATCCTGCTGCTCCTTCGAGAGTTCGTGCCACCATACGGTGGGCGCTTGGCCCCACCCGAGGATCTCGATGCTGTATGGATCGTCGTTGATGTATTCCTGCCACACGGCATCGGTCGGATGCGCCGTTGCCCACACTTCACCGAGTTCGGACAGATCGATCTGCACATATCCACCCTTCCCGACATTCACGCCTGTGCCTCTGTATGGCCTAAACATCCTCGCCTCCTACTCGTTCTCGCTCGTCCCGTCCGATGCATTGTTCAGCCAGTCGATATTGAACTGGTCGAACTTCTCGACGATGAACGACCCGTGGCCGTCCTCGTGAGCTATCGAAAGCCCGTGCCGCCTACACACATCGGCCACCTCGTTCAGGAACGCCTGCACCTTCTCCGAACGATCTCTGTTCATCCTTCGCCTCCATCGCCCAGCGCACGCCGCGCCGGGCTCCTCCTCGCCTACATCACAGCGCGCTCGGCAGCATCGACCAGCCGCTGCCCGGCGTCAGGAGCGACGCGAGCTCCTCGCGGGCCGCATCGAGCGCGAGCACCTGGTCGCCGTCCTGCTCCGTCCACCGCGTCGCAACCGGCAGGCCCTTCGTGATGGTGTAGACCCGAACCGTGCTGCCCTTGATGATGCGGACCATGTTGCTCGTCGCGTCGTTCATGAGAGTGAACATATACGATCGTATAACGATGGCAAGAACTATCTACGCAATCGATGTCGATTTTATCGACTACCCGCACCCACCGGCGAGCGCTTCGTGAAGCACGACGCGACGAGCCCCTTCGCGTCAGCCAGGCCTGCTGCCTCCATGTCAGCCCAGACAGCGCTCTCTGTCTGGGTGTCGAGCGGTACCCCGCGAGCACGGCACGTGAACCAGTAGTCGCTCTTGTTCCAGTAGAACGACGCGTCGTGCTTCTGCGCAATCCGCGCGATCTGGTTACACACACGCGCCTTGACCTGACCTGTGCCCGCACCGAAGCGATGTTCGTCCATGCTTGCCTCCCTCTCGCACGCGGGCCTGGTCACCCGTGCCCGTCCTCGCCTCACGCCGCCGCGCTCCACCCTTCCGCGCGCCGTTCGATCATCAACTCGCGGGCGTCGTCCATCGGGAGCCAGCACCCGGAGCCGTCGGCGTCGATGAACCACGCGCCGAGCTGACCCTTGCTCGTCTCGAGCGTCGCCTTCTCGTTGCCGCGGCGGAGGGTCACGATGTTCAGGTTGCGGGGAGCGGTGCGCGTCGTCTTCATGAGAGTTAATATATACGATCGTAGAGCGAACGCAAAAACTATCTGCGAGCGCTCGGTCGATTTTTCGATCGGCCGCTGTAGTCGCCGTCTCACACGTCCGAGCCCGCCGAGCCGGAGCCGGGCGGACTCGGACGACACGGCGCTTAGGGCACCAGAACGAGACCTCCCTCCTCGGCGACGTCGCGCCCACCGAGGAACGTCCACGAGGGGAGCGTGAGCATGCTGTTCACCGGCGCGCGTCCCCAGACCTGCAGCTCGCCATTGAAGCGGGAGTGAGCCTGCAAGGTGACCTCTTCGCCATCCACGCTTGCCACCTCGAGGTCCCGGTCCTCCCCGTCTACGCGCCACGGCTGCCCGCGCTCGACGCGCTTCGGCTTCTGCTGCGGCTGGGCGAGCTCGACGCGCACGGCGCGGCTGAGCGCCGCGTACGCATCCTCGGAGTCGTCGGTGCTGTCCAACAGGTCGGGCAGGCCGAGCTCTCCGCCGTCGAACGCCTCGCCGTCCCACTTGCAGCCGCCGACGAAAGAGCCGTCTCGGTACACGTCGACGTGCGCCGTGTACTCCGTAGTCCCGTTGGCGAGCTCCCCGGCCTTCTCGATGTTGGTCAGCGTGGCCCGAAACTGATGCCCCTTGTGCCTGATGCCGATGTCCATGTAGGTCCTCCTGACGCCGAAAGCCGCCTCACCCTCTCGGGTGGGCGGCCTCGTCGCTGCTCTACTCAGCCCTACTCGCCGTACTCCAGCGCCTCTTGCACGCTGACCTCGGCCTCCATCGCTTGGACGACCAGCGCGTCCCACTCCTCGATCGTCCTCTCCCCCTGGACACAGGCACACTGGAAGAACATGTGCGCCAGCCTAGCGCTCACCGCGCCCTCGCGCGCCGCCATGTCCGCCTGCACCGCCACGTACGCCGCCCCGCTGATCTTCTTGCCCGTCGTCTTCATGAGAGTGAGTATATACGAGCGTAGAGCGTATGCAATCGAATTCGACGAGCGGTCGGTCGATTTTTTTTTTGACCGACCGCTCGCCTGCATCAGGCCCGCGTCGCGCGCGACACCATTAGCTCCGTCTCGTGCGTCTCGCATCGGCGAGATGCGGCGCGCTCCCGATCCGAGCGGGCGCGCTCAGCGTTGGCTTCGTCGAGTTCCGCCTGCTTCTGCTCCGCCGCGAGCGGCTTCGCGCGACGCAGGCCGGGCACCCAACCGCTGCTCACCTTGACGAGCGTGGAGACGATCTCTTCGGCATCGAGCATCTCACCGATCGCGATCTCCACCGCCTCCTCCTCGATTCCGCTGTGGCCACACTTGCCGAACACCTCGCACTCGACAATCTCCGATCCGCCCCACACGAGGCCGCCGATGACCCGCTTCGCCTGCTCAACCGTGCTCGTTGCGTCGTTCATATAACGTAGCATATACGATCGTAGAGCAATCGCAAATGGATTCGACTGGCGGTCGGTCGATTTTACCTGCGCCGCTTACCGGCAGGCTTCTGCCACGCCGCAGCGGCGTCCACGAGCGAGAACCGTGCCGCGAGCTGCGCGGCTTCGGCGATCTGCTCCGTGCTCGCCGTTGTTCCAGCCTCCTCCAGGACACGCACGCGCTCCTCGATGGCGTCGGCGCGCACGCCAAACGCGCGCTCGGCGACGTCGATCCAGTGCGGCACCTGGTGTACGATCTCCGGGTAGTCCGCCTCAAACGCCGCGCGCTCGCCCGCAAACAACGCCTTCCTATCGACCATGCTGCCCTCCTAACGCCGAAAGGTCGCACCGGCGAAACCGGGCGACCTATCGGTCAGACGGCTAGCTCGCCTACGGGCGAGAGCGCGATGAAGGTCTCGGAGCGCTCGGCGGCGCGAGCTACGTGCCAGCGCCAGGCGGCGTCGGACACGCCGGGGTCGCGGGGGCCGACCCACGGTTCGACCTTGAACCCTTCGGCGCGAACCGCCGCCGCCGCGTTGCGACCCCGGAAGATCCGCCCGCCCTGCGGCGAGCTGACGTAGCGCCCGCCGGCGCCCTCCACGAAAGCCTTGAAGCCCTTCGCGCCGAGGAGCGCCTTGCTGATGGCCATATGCACCTCCGTTGTCGGCGTTCTCGTTGCGCCGTTGATATGAGTACTATATACGCTCGTATAACTAAGGCAAGTGCTATCCGCGAGCGGTCGGTCGATTTCGATCGACCACCGCGCGTCGGTTCCTTCTGACGCCTGAAGCCCGCGCAGGCTGTACCTGGCGAGCTCCGGCGTGCGACTGCTGCGGTCGACCGCTAGAGGGCCAGAGCGATGCCGCCGGTCTCTTCTGGCTGCACGGTCCCGACGAACGCCCAGCACCTCATCGTGAGCATGCTGCTCACGGGTGCGCGGCCCCACGTGACCCACTCGCCCGTCGCGAGAGTCCGGACCCGCAGCGTGGCCCAGCCGTCATCCACGCTCACTACTTCGAGCTCCTCGCCGTCAACACGCCAAGTCTGCTCGGGCTCCACGCGCTCGGGCTTCTTCCGCTGGGGCTCGATGCGAGCAAGGTACCCACGCACCTCCGTCTCCAGTGCGTAGTACACGTCGTTTTCGTTGACGTCCGGGCACGGCTGGCACAGGTCCAGCGGCTGCCCTCGCAGGTCGACGCAATCGGCGAAGCCTTCGGGCTCCCATTGTCCGGCGCCGACGAGTTTGCCTTCTCGGTAGAAAGAGACCTTCGCATCGAAGCCGCGTGCGCCGTTGGCGAGGTCGCCCGCGTGCGTCGGTTCGGATACCTCCACGCCGAACGTGTGCCCCTTGATACGCTTGATCAGTGTCGTGTCAGTCGATGTCATAGTGTCCTCCTAGCGCCAAAGGACCGGGGCTCGAAGCCTACCGGTCCGGGTGCCGCTGGCCGCCTCACCCGACAGGGTGGGGCGGCCTCGCCGCCTTACTCAGCCCTTGTCGTCCTCGTCGTACTCCAGCGCCTCTTGCACGCTGACCTCGGCGCCCATCGCCTTCACGACCAACTCCTCCCACTCTTCGAACGTCCGCTGTCCCTCGACGCACGCGCACTGGAAGTACAGATTCGCCAACCTCGGCGAGACCGGCCCCTCGCGCGAGGCGAGATCCGCCTGGATGCCCACGTACGCCGCCCCGCTGATCTTCTTGCTCGCCGTCGTCTTCATGAGACACAGCATATACGATCGTATAACAAGCGCAAGAACTATTTCTGAGTCGCGATGTCGATTCCCTCAGCCCAGCCTACTCCCCGCGCGCCAGCCGCACAGCGCGCTCGACCTCGGCGCGGTGCGCCGCCTGCACCTCGCTCGCGAACGTCACGGAGACGTGGAACGCAACGTCAGTGTAATCCGACATCGAGTCGCTTCTGTCGTAACTGTACTGCTTCGCGACCGCCTCGACGGCGGCCTCGATCCGTTTCCCGCGCGTCGACATCCAGGGCAGGCCGCTGAACCCGTGCGGGTCGCGCAGTTCGAACTCAACGCGCGCTGGGTTCACGATGGGCATCAGGTCGCCCGTGGGAACATCCACGATCTCGATGTCGATGGCCCACCGGTGCGTCGCGCGCCCGGACCGCACGCGGCACTTCACACCCTTCAGCGGGCCGTTCGCCTTCGTCGCTGCGGCGAGCTCCTTTCGGATGAGCTTCGCCGTCTCGGCGATCGGGCGGCTCTTGTCGTACTTCGCGCCCGTCCAGTGCGTCTTCGCCACCTCGGCGAGCCGCGCATACTCGGGAGCAAGCCGACGCGCCCGGTCCTCGCCGACCGTCGCACAGACATCGTTTGCCGCCACACCGCCGAGGACCATCGAAGCGCCGTCGTTGTTCATACAGAGCAGTATATACGATCGTAGAACGTTGTCAACACGATCGCGCAAATAGGTGGGACATGGTCGCACTCGCTGAGGTCGCGTCGATTGTTCTTGCTTCTGCTATACGATCGTATATGTTCACTCTCAGATGCGGCGGCGAGCCGCGCAGGAGGATGCACGAATGACGAAGCGAACGACGAGCAAGATGCACCCGACCCAGGCCGCTTACGCGCTCGCTCGCGCGACCTACGATACGGCCATCGCGGCGCACAACGCCGAGTGCCTTGCGGCCGGGTGGTGGGATCGCGACGACGACGAGGCGTTCGATCTCATCGAGGCGAGCGCCCAGCGGCACAACACCTCGCGCCTGTTCGATCTACTGTGCCAGGCCGAGCGCGCCATGGTCACGTGGAGCATCGAGAACGTGCGTGAGCTCGCTACCAGCACAGGGAAGGCAGGCGAGCTCCCCACGGTCGACGAGCTCGTGCGGCGCCCGTCGAGTTGGAAGCGCGCTGTCGACCTCGCGTTTCGGGCGGCAGCGTGAGCACCGACGCAGCGCGCGTAACCCTGCGCCTCGCATCGGGCGAGCTCGCCGGCCCCGTTGCTGTCCACGGCGCTGGAGGACCGCTCGCCGTCGACGCGGAGCGCGCCATCCTCCGGGCGCTGCGGTTCGCCGCGGCGGGACGACCGACGCGACTCGCCGAGCCGATGCCTGGACATGCGCGCGTGTACGTGCATCGGTCCGCGGGCGATCGCGACGAGCGCGTCGTCGATCTGCGCGGCGCGGAGCTCGTGTCGATTTTTGCTTGACGTAGTTCTACGATCGTATATATTAGTCACATGAACAACGCGACGACGATGACTGCCGGAACTTTTCCCTCGTGCGAAGTCGTGGATCTTACTGGCGGCGGACGCGTTGTCCTGCATCGCGGCTGGATGAACGCAGCGCGGTCCGGCGAGATGTTCGAGGCGCTGGCATCCGCGCCTTGGACGCAACGTGTGGTGCGCATCTACGGCCGAGAGATCCCGCAACCGCGCCTCACCGCATGGTGGGGCGACGTCGGAGCGACGTACACCTACAGCGGGATCCGGAACGTGCCGCAGCCGTGGCCGGCGTGGATGGAGCATCTCCGAAGCGAACTGACGCGAGAACTCGGCATCCACTTCAACAGTTGCCTCGGCAACCTCTATCGCGACGGTCGCGACTCGGTCGCGCTGCACGCGGACGATGAACCAGAGCTCGGGCCGGAGCCGACGATCGCGTCGCTGTCGCTCGGCGGGTCTAGGAAGTTCCAGTTGAGGCACGCGACGGCCGCATCGATCGACCTCATGCTCGACGATGGCGACCTGCTCGTGATGTCCGGCCTGATGCAGCGTGAGTGGAAACATGGCATCCCGAAGGCGCGCACGGCTGAGCCTAGGATAAATCTTACATTTAGGCACGTGACAACGCGCAGCGATTGAAGGTGGCGGCCGGTCCTGACGCTCGCAGGGCCGGCCGTGTCGAATCTTGTTGACGTCGCTCTACGAGCGTATATACTCACCAGTATGAACAACGCGACGGACTCGCTGGGCAGGAAGTACGAGGAAGCGGTAGCGACGGCCCGGAAGTCGTCGGCGACGCATAACCACGTCGTGGTGGTCGGGCGTCTGCACAGCACCGACGGTGAATGGGTCTGGAAAGTATACGGCGCAACCGGCCCGTCATCGCGCGCGGCGCACCAGGAACTGCGCGACGACGGCAAGCGTTGGGAACCGGTGATCGAGATCAGGCGGGAGCGTCGCTGGTAATCCGCTCCCACGCCGCGCGATGCTCGTCGCGCCGCAG